GAAAGCACGAACTTTAACAAGAGGGTGGCGAGAGCCGATGACAGTTTGTCGTGATATGCTTAATGCACGAATAAACTAAACACATAGTATCTACGGAATCGTTAAAAATCAAAGGAGTTTTAAATGGATATCGATTTATATTCAAAGGCCGTTCAATTGCTAGAAAAAATAGCCAACTCAGTACACGAACGCGACCCTAAAAATCCCAATTTATTATGTTTTAGTTCAACAGAAGTGGGTGTCGTAGAACAATGGCTAAAAGAATTTGTAGAGGAAACCCAGAAATAAAAAAGCCCGCAACTAGTCAACAAGTGCGGGCTTTTTTTCGTCAGTCTTACTTAATCAAGGAGTTCACAATGAAGGTAGAAATCAAGCTCATCCCTTTCACCGAACAAGGAACATTATACATGCTTGCTACCAAAGAAAAAACCCATATTCCTGTTTTTCGCTCACAATTTATTATTTTTTTTAATATAAAATATAAATACAGCCCCCTTGACGGAACTAAGGGCATTTACTAGGAGAAGGATTTTATGTCAGTAGATAAATTTATTATCACCAAAGAAGATGCGAATTATTCAATCATCCCTAATACCATTTCTCAAAACCTCAGAGATGCCGAAGCGTTGGGATTGTATATGTACCTCTTAAGCTTACCGCCTCAATGGGAATTTTATAAAACGGTCATTCGGGAACATTTTGGATGGGGTAGGGATAAGCTAGAAAAGAAGTTATCTGTTCTAAGAGCACACAACCTAATAGAACCAGTTCCTGACAGAGACGACAAGGGCCGCTTTATAGGCTGGAATCTCCAGGTAAAAAATGGTCGAGAATTTACCACAACCCACAATACTGAAAACCAGTGTTCTGGAGACTTATCCACAGGCTTGCACAAAAATAGTACCCAGGATACTGAAAACCCGGCAGCCGGTAAACCAGTTACTGGTTTCAGTACACCTATAAATAATACAAATACAAATGCTATATCTCATAAAAAGAAAAGCTCTTGTTCTGAGCAAAAAAAGAGCAAAAGCGACTGGCGAAAAGAAAACGAACAAGTGCACTCCTTTGCAGACAGCAAAAACCAAATGGCCAACGAAGCTAAACACATTGAAGAACACGAGGTGATCAAGCGAACACCCATGCCAGACAGCCTGCGGGCTATGGTTAAAAGCATTAAGTGCCATTAGCCATGCAGAATGTAGAAGCCTGTAGGCGCATGTTGTTTAAAGCGGCGGTGAAGCATGGCGTATCGCCTAAGCTAATTTCTGAGCGGCTCTTGAGCAAAGAGGACAAAGAGGATATGTTAAACGGGCTGGTGTCGTTTGAAACGTTGGATTGTTTTATCACCGTTTGGAAGGCGAACAAGATGTACAACTGTTCAGACGGCTCTGGAGCGTTTTACAGCGATCTCAAGACTTAGGTACCCTAGCGTATAGGGTGGCATGAGAAAGTCGCTAGAATCGCAAATTTACCCACTAGAAATTGATTTATTAAATAGGAAGTAGGCACAATGCAAAACGGAATTGTAAAATGGTTTAACGATGCAAAAGGATTTGGCTTTATCGATTCTGAAGGTAGTGATTTTTTTGTACACTTCAAAGAAATCCAGGGTCAAGGGTTCAAGAGCTTGAAAGAAGGCGACCGCGTTACCTTTGAGCGAGGCGAATCACCCAAAGGCGCGGTGGCTAAAAACGTCCGGATTCAAGAGTAAAACCGTTGTAGGGCATTTTGTAGATGCCCTTTAACCTTTTTCCTTGCTACGATGGCAGCAATCTTTTAAATGAATAATTGCTTCATTTGGGGTTCTACCCATTCCCATGCATTGATGCCCGGAATCGGGAGCGCCATCATAATCGTCAAAAGTAGCGCAATAATCTTGAGATCTATCGGGGGTAGGATTTCCAGTTTCACATACTTCAATATTTCTCATATTTTTACCCTTTTCCTTGTTCCAGCATTGAGATGTGACCAATTGCTGCAAAGCGGGCGATCCCCTCATACTCGAAAGACTCCTCGGATTGTCTGAGGACGCTTTCATCATCGTTTAAAATTTCATAGTACCAACTCTTTTTAAGTGCCTTAAACTGCAATATTCTGTATTTATATTGTCCAAACGTTTCCACTTTTTGCTCCTAGTTAAAAACATCTAAAATTGAATCATTGACTAACTTTTGCATGTGATTGTTTAAATAATCTGCAACACAATCACGCCATATACTGTTAAATTCGATGGCTTCATCTTGGTCTGTTGAGTTCCTGAGATAACGGGTCAGGGCTGGTAACATCTTGGTTTCCCAATGTTTATTATCAGGGCCAGTGGCTTCGCTAGCCCAATCATTATTATCCGCCATAATCATCGCAGCAAACTCATGTTGTACAAAATCGGGTAAATCTTGAACATCTAAACTGTAAAATTCGTCAAATGGGTTGTATTGCGCGTATTGTGAAACACAATGTTTGGTGAAGCTTTGCACTTGGCTATTCATGATTAAATCCCTTATTCATAATCCCAGCATGTGGTACAAATAAATCCATATCTTACTTCTACGCATCCGCTCATATCATCAATGACTTCTTCACATTTGTCACATTCGTACTCATGATATTCATTTAACATGGCTAAATTCCTTTTTGAATTGCGACGGTAAAGTTACCGCAGCAGTTATAAACATTTATGCCTATAAATTGATCATCTTCATAATCTCTGAAGCTATCCCTAGAATGATTTACTAAATAAATCCCTTCATAGCCTAATGTGTTTTCACTGTTAAAGGTATAATTCTCCAACCATTCACGAGTTGTTCCACGTCGCTCTGCTATACGGTAATCCATGTCAGAAATGGTGATTTTCTCTAACTTTTTAAATGTACGTTCATCACTTGGGAGGTATTCGACCATATCAGAGTGGCTACTGAAATGGGCAATATTTTGTACAAACAATTTACCTTCATTCTTTTTGATGAAGCTTTTAAAAGTTGCTTTGGTGATCTTTTTCATTTTCTTAGCTCCAGTGCGTTGTTGTTAAAGCTAGTATGCCAAGTGTTGGAGTATATGTCAAGCACCGTCATGTCAAATATTGGAATATTCTTATCATTGACATTTGTGGTATTGTTGAGATGCTTAATAAGCAGTTATTAATCGATTAATAATTTAATTCACACGGAGTGATATTTATGAGTGAAGTAAAAGATTACACATCTAGTGACAGTGAAACAGGCAATACCCACTACAACGGCGTGCCAAGCGCTTATGGCAAACGTGTTGAGATGCAGAATAAGCAACAACCCAAATATTGTATGCCTGGCGAAGCTGGCGATGATATGAAGGGTGAGAAACGTAATGAACAAGCAGGGCCATAACGCATGACAAAACCCGCAGTTAAAAACAAGGCGGGAAACAAAGTTGGTCGCCCTCTCGAATATACTAAAGAGATGGGCGATCATATTTGCGAACTCGTCTCGTCTACAGGGTATGGCCTTTTAAAGCTGACGAAGCTTTATCCTGAGCTTCCCGATAAAATGACCATTAACCGTTGGCGTCATCGTGTACAAGAATTTCGCGCCCAATACGCAATGGCAAAGCTAGAACAAGCAGATATTTTGGCTGAAGAATGCCTTGAAATTTCAGACGATGATAGTTTTGATATTAAGCTGGATAAAGATGGTAATGAAGTATGTAACACAGAATTTATCGCTCGTTCACGCTTGCGGGTAGACACGCGTAAATGGCTAGCTAGCAAGTTGTTACCTAAGCAATATGGCCAACAGGCTGAAGAACAAAAGACAGAGGACAAATCTGTCATTGAAATGTTGATTGATAAGCTGGCGGAATAATCATGGATGAAGCAAAGCTCATACGGATATTGAAATCGTTACCGTTGTTTGCGAAAAACTTCCTCATCATCCATGACAAATCAGGCACTGAACGTCATTTTATATTGAACCGGGCACAGCAATATATTCACGAACGATTAGAAGCCCAATTGCAAGCCACTGGTAAAGTTAGAGCATTAGTTCTCAAAGGTCGGCAACAAGGTGTTAGCACGCTTATTCAAGCTCGATTCTTTCATAAAACGGTCACTAAGCGTGGCAAAAAGTCATTTATTCTGACACACCATGCCGATTCAACACGTGCTTTGTTTGAAATGACAAAGCGTTATAGTGAAAACCTAGATCAATCTATATTCCCGCAACCAGATAAAAAGAATGACAACACATTAATGTTTAATGGTCTTGGTTCTGGTTATCGTGTGGGTACGGCTGGCTCTGTCGAAGTCGGTCGAGGTATGACTAACCAATATCTGCATCTCTCTGAATATGCGTTCTACAAAGATGCTGCAAAAATTGGTATGGGTTTGATGAATACGGTGGCTGAGATTAACGACACTGAGATCATCAAAGAATCAACCGCCAATGGTCAGTCGAATGATTTTTATTTGGATTGGCAAGAAGCTAAGAATGGTAAGAGTCGTTACCAAGCCATCTTTGTGCCGTGGTACTGGCAAGATGAATATTGTATTGACGATGCAAGTTTCGTGCCAACTGATGAAGAACGCGAATGGTTGCAAAAATTTAATGAAAATGGTTTGAAACCAGGACATTTGAATTGGCGTCGTATCAAGCTGCAAGATATCAAGGGTGATTATGAGCAAAAGTGCCGTAAGTTTCGGCAAGAATATCCGTTTACTGATGACGAAGCTTTTCTGTCATCTATTACTGATACGTTTATCCAAGTCGAACATGTGTTGAAAGCACGTAAAACCGTAGTAGATAGTAAATCTGAATTGGTAATTGGCGTTGATCCGGCCCGCAAAGGCGATGACCGTATCGCTATCATTCGGCGTAAAGGTCGTAAAGCATATAAGCTTGAAACCCACTACAATATTGATCTTATGGAACTAGCCGGGATCATCAAACGTATCATTGAAAAAGAAAAACCACGCAAAGTCTATATTGATTGCATTGGTATTGGTGCGGGTGTGGTAGATCGATTGCATGAACTTGGTTATACCGATATTGTTGTGGGTGTGAACGTTGCGCGCAAAGCTGAAGAACCTAAACGTTATAAAAATGTGCGTGCAGAATTATGGGATAGAACCCGTGAGTGGCTCATTCAGGATATGGATGTTGAAATACCGGACAGCGACGAGCTACAAACTGATTTAACCGTATTCGGTTATAAATATGATTCAAGTGATAAACTGGTGATTGAAAGCAAAGAGGATATGAAAGGCAGAGGGTGTTTGTCACCAGATTGTGGGGAAGCGCTCATGTTAACGTTTTATGAGGGTGAATATGTATCAGAGGGCAGTTATCAGCCTACGGTATTACCTGAACGACATGCTGGAATGCTGATTTAAACATTTAACAGAGGTTATCAGAGCATTTAACATTTAATCTTAAAAAGATTTAATTATACAAATAGTTATATCTTTTAAGGTTGACAATACATGTTACATTGTTGTCAAACAACTTAGGATAAGTTGATCAATACAAGGGATTGCCAATGGCCAAACAAAATGAAAAAATCGCTAAAGAAGCCCGTGTTGCGTATGAGAAATTCTATGCAGGTTTCAAACATAATATAGACCTCTATCATCTCATGCATGAGTTTGTCCTTGGTTCGCAATGGTCGGATGAGGAAGAGGACGACATGATCAAGACGTATCGCAAGGTACCTCTGACATCAAATAAGCTTGGTACCATGGCCAACTCATTACTTGGCGAACAACAGCAAAATACACCACAGCTACAAGTCGTACCGATGACGGGTTGCGATGAGAAAGTGGCTTCTCTTCGTGAAGTCATCACAAAAGACATTATGTTTTCAACGTCTGCTACGATTGCTTATCAAGTATCAGGCGGCCAAGCCGCTATCGGTAGCTATAGTGCATTTTGCGTAGGCACAGATTACTCACATTCCAAATCGTTTAATCAGGATATTGAGTATTGGTACTTCAAAGATGCGACACGCTGTTATTGGGATTTAGGCGCCGAATCCATCAATAAAACGGATGGTACTTTCTGCGGTTATTTATCTTTGATGACACGCCAAAAGTTCCGTCAGGTTTATGGCAAAGACATTGAGCAACAAATATCTAAAATTAGCGGTATCACACAATCTGAAGAAGAGATTGCGCTAGCCGTACAACCCAATGAATCCGGCAATCCTTTCATGTGGGCTGATGATGAATCGATTACGATCATCGATCACTATGTGCGTAAATATGAAAAGGATACGTTGTACAAATTATCCAATGGTAATGTGCTCAATCAAGAAGAAATGGATGAGTTAATTGAAAAATCGCGTGAGATTAATGCTCGAAATGCTGCGCTGGATGCTCAAATGGAAGCCATGCAGCAAATGCAGCCACAAATGGGTGGTGAAGATGGAATGCAACCAGGGGGCGGCGAACAAGTCGACCTTGCCGCGCAACTTTCCCAAATGGGTAATCAAGGTGAACAACATCCGCAACAAACCCAGGCGTACAACCCCGCAGCGTTTGGTATGCAAGGTGATCACGACATATTACCGCAAGATGATGGTGTTGATGTTACGCCTAACAAAAAAGCTGCACCAGTTGAA